TGCCTTCGAGTTTTTCTTTGAGCCAATTGGTTGCGTCGATTCCAAGTGCTTTCTCCTCTAGGTTTCTCGTCCTTTTCTCTGGCGTATCAACTCCTGCAACTCTAACTCTTTCTTTCTTGTATAGATCAAACCCGAGGTCGATAGTAACGTCAATAGTATCACCATCAAGGACACGGTTGATCTCCGTCACTCGGAAGTTGTAGCAGGACTTCCTGCTCGGCGGTGTCATTGCTGCCATCTTCTAACTCTGCAAATGCTTGTCTTAGTATGTATATAACATAACCTGTTGCCAATCCAACAGCAATAATCACCAAGATAATTACTGACCATACGGGATCACCTGGTGTATCTAGAGGACGCAATACTAAATTCATTTCTTACAAGACCAAGTAAGTTCCATTCCTATGGTAAGTAGTATAACAAATGAAAATACAAATAGAGCACTCATCGGCAATCTTTTTCTTTCTTGAATTGTTTACGGGAGTCTTTGAGCACTTTGAGCTCATCCTTAATAATTTTGTAGGCGTCTTCGGCAGATAGTTTTCTTCCCATCTCCATAGCGATTGTTAATTCAACTCTAGTTCCGAAGTGTTTAAGTGCTTCCTCAAAACAATTTAGATCTTCATACATTAGATTAATCCCAGTGTTCCCACGGATCTTCATTATGTAGACAAGATCGTGGATGTTTCCATTGATTCAAATCTTTATCTTTTAGTAGTCCTTTCAATCTCCAAATTTCAAGTTTTAAGATAAAGTTTTCTTCTCGCAATTTACGATTTTCTTTTTTAGAACTCATAAACTATCCTGGTATATTTTAACCAATTGTTCTACTCGAACTTTGTCCTCATAGATTTGGATCAACCGCAATGCTTGTTTCCTATCAGATCCACAAGGAGCATTCCTTAGACACATAAGAATTAAATCATCATCACTGATAGAGGGTTTAATTGTAAACCCCCACCTATCAACTTCACCTTCTATGGGTGCTTCACATGGATCAAACTCGTGTGGCATTACCTGGTGATAGCGATTGGAAAATTTTAGAACATGCAGTGATAGCATGGTTTGCACCATACACTCCAGCAAAGACGTATGCTATACCTAACTTAGAACAATATAATTCTAATTCTTTGCTACTGATAATATCATTACCACTGTAATCAATAATTATATCTCCCTCATCCAATAATGGCAACAACTCATCAAGAGTATGTTCTACTGCAAACGATGGAACAACCAACATAAAGATGCCAGATTCCGTAGAGACAACTGTCTCTGAGGATTTAACTCCGTAAATTAACTTTTGCTTTACCTGGTTAACAAGGAGTGGCATACTGGTAGTACATCCAGTAATATATCCTGCTTCGTATTGTTCACATGATTTTTCGTAATTGTTTTGGTAGGCAATAACGTTAATGTCATTTGCCATCATACGTCGAGCAATACCCTCAGCCATATGACCATTACCAATCATTCCAACTTTCATTTTAAGTTACCGTTAATATAAAAATAGGGTGCCTAGGCACCCAGTTGAATTAATAAAGAGATTCCTCCTGTTCCGCTTCTATTGTACAGTCAGTTACAGGATATGTCACGCACAACAATGCGAAACCTGCTTCCATCTGATCGTCATCTAGAAAAGATTGTTCTTCTTGGTTGATCTCACCTGACAAAACCTTACCCGCACATGAGGAACATGCACCAGCACGACAGGAGTAAGGAAGATCGATACCTGCTTCTTCAGCAGCGTCAAGAATGTAGGTATCTTCTGGACAGGGGAACGTGACATCCCCGATAGTAACATTTGGCATAATTAAACTCTAATTAACGTGAACAACACCTGTCATACCTGCACCTTGGTGAGGACCACAAAAGAAATTATAGTCCCCTGCGTCAGCAAATACAACATCTTGTGATTCTCCAGGAGCAAACAATAGTGCTTCTCTGGAAAGATCTGGACGTGCCTCTACAATAATATTGTGAGGGGGTAGTGATTCATTAATAAAATGAACCGTTTCACCTGCAGAGATTGTAATCTCATTAGGTTCAAATACTAAGTTGCCACCAGCACCCATTGATACATCTACTGCCCATACAGGCGCAGCAAAAAATAGTGTAGCAAACAAAGAAAGTAAAAACCTCATATGTCTTTGATAACTACACTATGTAGTGTGATACTTTTTCAAGTAAAAAACGTTTTGTTAGGATCCCATCATATCGTTTAAGTCAGTCATAGCCTTCGTTCTACCCTCTACCAACCCGTCGATATACCCTGCTCTATACTCCCAAGTCTGTCCACCATCTTTCCCTTTCATAGGATTGATACAGGTGGCGTCTCCTCTCGTGTTGCAGACAAGACCAGCGAGATCCAATTCACTTTTATCATATGATGCTGCTGTGCCTCTAAACACATGCGTACCATTAATCCATGTAGCACCACACTTCGGACATTCCTTTCTCTCTAGTTTGAGATCAGACAGTTCTTTAGTCATGAGTTAGCAATTCCAAGCTCGTAAAGACTTATTTATTCTACTATCTGGATCGCTTGCTGTCTTCTTAGATGTGAGTTTCCTCTTCATCCCACTCATTCTCGCACAAAAACTCTTTCTACGAGGGTTCCCAACTTTCTTTGAAGGTGCCTTAAGATCGCTTCCTGGGTTTTCACGCTCATACGACTTCCGTCCTTTTTCATTTAATCCTCCTTCACTATTTTTACCTGACTTTTTCTGCCAGTCTTCATTCTGTTTTGCTTTCTTTTCCTTATCGATGTTGTGATCAGCACCAGTCAGGACACGTTGCTTGAACGTAGAAACGCCATACTTGTCTTGCTTATGTCTCGTCATACGTTTGTGACGATCATATTTATCATTACCATCCTTATCTCTAGCATCACCTTCTGTCTGAAGGTACATATCAGTCTGCTTAGACTTCGCTACCTTCTTCATCTGAAGTTGCAACTTCTGCCTATTGAGCATCAATTGTCTCTTCTGTAATTGCTTATCCCTTCTATCTTCAGCAGCGCCAGCAGCCTCCTTCATCTCCTTGTCTTGACAAGGAACCTCTAGGCATTTAGCACACTTAGTGCACCATTTTGTACCTTCGGGACAACTGACACCTTCACCGAAGTATTGGGAAAAAGTTCTCATTGGTTATTCTTAGGATTTTTTGGGCAGTCCTTCTCATGCTTTTCAATGTAAGAGTATGGACGTGCGTGTCCCTGTGGTGCTTTAAGTCCACAATACTTACATACAGTGCTACGATCAGCCATAATGATATGCTCCTTTAGTAGTTTTCTTAGGTAGCTTACCGCCTCTAGCTTTGGTGCCAGAAGTTTCGCCATACCCTTCAGGATGTTTGCCTGCTTTGGTCTTACCAATAGAATCAGACTTTGCTTTGCTACCCTTCTCAGTATAGTGAAGTTTAGCAGACTTGTCCTTGTCCTTGGTGATCACGGATTCTTGTCCGTGCTTGCGTCCCATTCGACGCATAACTTTACCGAATCTGCGCTTAGACATCTTATCAGGTTTTGAGGTCTGATAGGAAACCTCTCGGCCAGTTTCACCACTGTCATACTTGTATTCGCCCACGCCTTTCTTGTGACCGATACCATGCTTTTTCAAATCCTTTTCGAGTCCTTTACGACCCTCACGGTTCTTTTTTTCGTCAGAACCACGGTCGGCACTGATGTGTCCAGTAACCTGAGTCTTTGACTTCTGCATCATGCGACCAGTACGGTTGCCTTCTGCAATGAACTCTCTGTAAGTAACAAACCCTTCTTTCTTGAGACCGATCTTGCGAGCAATCTTTCCGACAATACCTTCCTTCTTCTTAACGTTAGCACCCAACTTGTTAAGTCTATCAGCAGCAGTTTTGCCACTCTTCATATAAGAAGATCCACCAGACTTAGCAGCCTTCTGACGCTTAGAGTAATCCATATAGGACTCACCCTTCCTCAGTTTTTTGGGATCTTCTTTGGGTTTTGCTGCATCAGCACGATCTTCACGAGCACGAGCATTAGCACCAGGACCACCTAGTTTTTTATCCTTCTCAGGATCAGGATGCCAATAGTCACCACGCTCAGTAAGTTCTACTGATTCCTTTTTCATCTTGGCAGCACGTTTAGCTGCAGTCTTAGCAAGCAATCTTTTCTTTGCTGCTTCCTGCTCATCTTTAGGAATAGAAGTTACGGCACCAACTTTTTGATCAACATCACCAGGTGCATATCCCTCTTTCTTCATATTCTTTTTGGTGTCAACGATGGCACCATCACCATGCTTGGCACGAATGCTTGCCTTTACTCTATCAAGTGCAGACATACCATCATACTTTGCAGGTTTCTTACCAAATGTATTTGGTTTGCCAGATGCAGACTGATTGCTAGCACCGCGACGTTCTAGTCTACGATCCTTCATGCGATCATAGTCTTCCTCATCAAGAACACGCCCATATCTGCCTTTTTCTACTGCAGTATATGGTGCATAAAGAGGATATTTGTAATCTTCTTTGGCCATTGTTTTCTCTGGTAAACCTTTATATTTGGTAGTTTATTGTCTTGCGACTTTACTGCACTTAAGACCGTCCCCGTCGATAGTCTCCAGAGGATCCTTTTCTATGTAGACAGACTCACCAGAACGTATAGAAGCATTACGTGAACCTAATGCGACATACTTAGTGCCATCTCCACGCTCGGTGACGACAGGACCATCATCAATTACGAGCACGATGGTGGCGGCAGTGTCATTGACAACACGTACGGCAGTTGCCTTACCTAAATTGGTTGCTGCGCTGAGAGTTACCTCAGTAGCCAATACCCTTACTTTATCCATTGGTATAGTTACGATTGTGCTTTTACTATTTATCCTTCTGCTGCTTTAAGAATTTAGCAAGGTCAGCAGTAGAACCAACAAACATTGTGTTGTTTGTTGTATTGATCTCTCTAGTCTTAGTTGGTGCTTCAATATCATTAACCTTTTTCTGAAGGTCAATCAGTTTGTCAGCAACATCACCTACATGTTTAATCAACTGACCAGCAACCTCAAAGGCGCGGGGTTGATCAGACTCCTGTGCCAATTCAAGAATACCATCAACTGCTTCTTGACCTTTCTCAATCAAAGAATACAAATTACCACGAGTATACTCATAGTCTTTCTTCAATTGATCTGGGCTTGAGGCAGGACCCACTATCTCTGCTCTTGGAGCAGCAGGGACAATTTCACTGGAGACATCGAGTGCTTCCTCAATGCCTTCATATTTACTCGTCGTTTCCTGTTGTTGGGTTTCTTGAGAGTCCATCTGTAAATTCACTAAAGATTTCATTGAATCCAAAATCATCATCTGGATCTGCATCGGCAGGATCAGGAGTGACCTGATACCTAACTTCGCGGGATGCAGTTGCCGCAGAGTCAGTGGCATAATCAACAATTGCCTTAGTAATAAGTTCACTAGACTTATCAGCAACAGGACCATAAAGATAGGTCTTTGCTACAAATTGCAAAGTGTATACCAGTGTACGACGTGTGTCGTAATCACCCTCATACACGTCATCATAATCTACCGATGTTAATGTGACTGGGTAATCCTTCTTCTCTCCCAGATCAGGAACAAGATTTAGAGTGATATTAAATGACGGTTGAAAGAACGGTAGGATTTGTTCGATAATTTGCAAAGCATCATCCTGGTTCTTAGCAAGAATACCTAGTTCAAAATTAATATTATATGGCACGGGCATGAAACCCTTGTTTGTAGTATCACCTGTTGTATGTCTAATGTACTGTGTAGGGGATACTTTTCTTGTAGGATCATATGAGATACCCTGCATCTCAAATGCAATACGTGGCAGAGTGATCTGCGCTGCATCTTTTTGGGAAAGATCGCCAACCTGACGTAAACGTGCTAAGAACTTTTGCTTAGGACCATAGGCAAGAGGTACCTTCATCACCTCAGTTTTGGATCCCTTAGTGCGGCGCACTTCGATATTATTAAAGAGGGTGCCGAATCCTACGACAGTCTTTCTAATAATTTCGTGATATGTGTATGTTCCAAGCATTAGATTGTACTTCCTTTGTTACCAAACTCACCAAAGGGATTACCTTCAGTAAAATCGACAATGCCATCAGCGACAGTTTCGATTTCAAAGTTCTGGTCGAATTCACTATTCACATTATTTATCGTGTTATAAGTCTCAGTTAAAGCAGTGGCACCACTGGTTTGACCAGTAATAGTTTCACCTGATGAAAATCTACCAGTGCGATTAAATACCTGTATGGTACGTGTAGCAGCATCCCAGGACTTAACTTCGGCACTGGTATTAGTATTTGCACCAGTAACAGTTTCACCAACCTGGAATGTACCAGGTGTAGGTGTCTCTGCCATGATGACAGCAATCGCATTTGCGAATGTGGTTTCGATAGCATCCACTGCTGCCACGCCTGTATCGATGTCCTCGTCGCTGTACTCGAAGAGCTCACAACGCAGACCCCAAACATAGTTCTGACCCAGTTGATAGAACGGAACTTCATGTTCTACATACTGGATCTCAAAAATTTTATTTGCTAAAGGGAGATATACAAGATCTCCTTCGTTCGGTCTTCCCTCAACAATCAGTGCTGCATTGTCATCTACAGCAGCAGTGAATCTAGAACGAGAAACGATAAACGTTACCTGGTCAGATATACGAACACCAAACTTACTGAATACATCTCCGTCTCCACGGAAACCACCAGCATCCTCAATGTATGCTTCGATTAAATGTGCACCATTGAATGAAGATAAATTATCTTCACCGAAAACAGTATCCTCATTCACAAGTGTACGTGGAATGTAATATACATCCTTACCAAACATCTTGATCTGTTCGATGACGAGATCTTCTAATAGACCTTGCTCTCCAGTTGTGCCTTGAGTGAAATGCGGATTGAGTGCCATATTAACCTATCATATCTAGGGGTGGTGTTTCCCAGGTAGTGCGGAGTTGTTCATCAAGAATTTTCAACTCTTCCACTGCATCGTTGTAAATCATTTCACCATTAAGTGTGACACCACCAGGCATCTGCACTCCTTGGAATTTTGTGAGGTTTTGACCCCATTGCTTTTTAATCTTGGCAGTGGCATAGTCCTTCAACCACAACTGATTATAGATCTCTGTCCAAGTTGTAGGATCCAGTGCTCTCCAACATTTAATCACAATGTACTGACCTTCCAGGGCATCAATACCCCAGTCAAAATCAATATGCAGTTTGTCTTGTACCTGCTGATAACGAACGGGTTTCATACCCTCCAACATAAAATCAATCGTTTCCAGATGTTGTTGAATCATGTAGTAATGATAGAACTGTGTAGACGTAAAATCATACAGATCATTCAATCTCATCTGATAACGAATATCAAACATACTGCGAGTACCCTTATCAGTAAACGCAAAGAGTCCTTCAATCGCAGTGATGTGTTCTGGAACTGAAAGATAATTATTTTGTTCTTTCCATACGGTAGAACCATCTACTGCATTACTTGACGTATCCCCTTTGGCATTTGTAAGGTCAGCAGCAGTTAGTTCATGCTTTAGGTAAACCCTTTCAGCACCATCGTAGTGGTATTGTTGGAACTTTTGAACAGAGTAGTCAATGGCATCGTCACACTGATCATCCGAGACATTGATCTCCAAGACTGGTTTACCCAGTCTACGGAGGCAATACTCCTTAAATTCTGCCTTAGTTGTTGGAATTGCCATTTGTTATTAGAGAGCAGCGATTGCAGCTTTGAATGCCGCAAAGTTAGCGGAACTCGCAGCGACGGACTTAAGAGTTGTAAGAGTAATTGTCTCTGCTTGAAGTGCAGAGTCAGCAGTTGCACCTTGTGCAGCAGTAGCATAATCAGTTGCCGCAGTAGTAGCAGCAGTACCCAGATCTCCTGGTTGTGTTGCCGAAGCGGCGAGTGCACCTTGTGCAGCAGTTGCATAATCCGTAGATGCAGTTGCAGCGGCAGTGCCCAGAGTGGGTTTACCAGTCAGATCTGCATAAGCACCAGAGAATAATGTAGGAGCACCAGTCAGGTCTCCATAAGCACCAGAGAATAATGTAGGTTTGCCAGATAGGTCATTGTATGCCCCAGAGAATACTGTTGGCAATGTGACGCTCATCACACCAGTTGAAGCATTATATGCTAAGTCTCCACCAGCACTGATCGCAGAACGAGCACGAGTAGTTGTGTGATAAAGATTAGTTCCCTCAGAGAGGTCAGAAGTAGACTGGTTACTCAGATCAAGATTAGATCCGACATTCAGTCCAATACGAGTATCAGCAAGTGCATTTACCTCAGCATCAGTACGCTCAGTGAAGGAGACGACACCAGAAGAAGCGTTATAAGACAGATCGCCACTAGCACTAAATGCACCCCTAGCGCGAGCATTGGTAAAGAAGACATTAGACGAACCTTCAGTAATATTATCAGTGTCAATATCCGCCTGAGTAACAGACAGAGTACCACTACTATGTGTAATGCCAGTGCCGTACGTGAAGTGTGACCTTGTGCGAGCAGCAGTAGTAAATAGGTTTGAACTACCTTCAGTTATGTTATCGGTGTTAATGTCGCTCTGAGTGGCACTCAGGGTGAGTAGACCGCCTGCATCATCGTAGGTAGCAGTAATACCTGTGCCGCCAGAAATCAAAGAAGCAACACGATCATCAACTCTCTCAGCAGTGAAGTAGAGGTTGCTGGTACCTTCTGTTAATGCATCAGTGTCGTGGTTCGCGATAGAACCAACTTGTGATTGACCGAAGGTAATAGCACCAGTAATATTCAAGTTACCTTGAACTTCAAAGTCCGTAGTAGAACGGAAGTTGGCAACAGATAGTCTGTTAGTAGAAGGATTATATGTAAGGTTAGTGGAGTCAGTACGAATCTCAGTGAAACCATTATTCGTCGAAACGAATGTTGGGAAGTAAGTAAGGTTGGATGTCGTAGTATCCGTGATGTCTGCAAGATTAGACTGATCAGAAGTACCAGTCAAATCACCTGTTACATCACCAGTAATTTGTCCAGTAACACCCAATGTGCCACCGATTGTGGTATTAGTAGTAACGTCAAGAGAGTTAGTAGTTGTAAGACCACCCGCTATAATGTTACCAGTAGTGGACTGCAACTCAACTTTTGTAGTTCCAGAACCATTCTGCATTTGCAGAACTTTGGATGCTCCACGAACAACAACGTTATCCTTAAAGAGTGAAGTGCTGTTCTGAGTCAGTGCATCATTAAGTGTAGTCTCACCATCAACATTCAGAGTGCTATCAAGGTCAACACCTTGAGTCACATTGAAAGTATCGTCAATGATAACTCTACCTGCAACATCAAGTGTTCCAGCAATATCAGTATTACCAGTAGAACCCTGAACTGTAAACTTATCAGAGTTAATAATCAGCGAACCACCGATACCGATAGATGCAGATGTATTAACTGCAGATGCATTAATCACTGCAGCAGTGGTTGTTCCGCTGATACCAAGAGTACCGCCAATAGTAGCGTTACCTGTAGTACCGTTCAATACAATGCTGCCAGCATTGTTTGGACCCAGGGTCAAGATTTGACCAATATAAACATCCTCAGAGATGGTCGCACCACCATTAGGAATCATTAACGGAGCATTACCAACAAGACGAAGTGGATTCTCATTCTTAGTAAGATCCAGTCTTGCCTGTGCAGTAACGTCATCAACTAAAGTAGTTGTGCCACCAACATGGGCGTTAGCATAAACTTTGATGTCTGAACCGATTGCCAAGTCCTTAGTGATGGAAGCACCACCAGCAAGTTGCAATGAACCAGCAGCAGCAAAACTACCACCAGTAGATGCATCAGTTCCATCGGTTAGTGTAGTAATACCATCAACGTTCAGAGTGCTGTCAAAGTCAACACCGTTAGTTACATGGAGAATATTTGTGATTTCAGTTGCACCATTTACATCCAATGTACCTTGAATGTCGGTATTACCGTTATCGGTATCAACTGAGAACTTAGTAGAACCAGATCCATTCTGGATCAACAGTGATTCATTGGAAGCATTGATTGTCAGACCATCTGTAATGGTTGCTTGACCATCAATGTCAACTGTTCCAGTAACAGTTAAGTTATCATCAATCGTTGTCTCACCCGTTGCCGAGTCAAGAACGAGGTTACCAGATGCAGTGTCAATTTCATTAGAACCAGAGACACCAATCTGAATGCTGTCAGCGGTGATGTCTGTAGATGTAATAGCAGCGTTGAAAGTTGATGTTGCATTAACAGTTAAGTTATCAACATTACTATCACCAAGAGTTGTGTTGCCATCTACCTGAAGGTTGCCATCAACCTCGGCGTTGTCTGTAATGTGGACCTTTCCGTCAGCGGAGTCGAGAATGAGGTTACCAGTTGTGGTACTAATCTCATTGTTAGCATCGACCCCGATCTG